TCTTAAATGTGACATATATATCATCAGCGGTTAATTCTGGTAATGAACCAGTGGTAAAGGTGGAATCATCCCACCCAATTCTAACTTTTGGTTGATATATTGTATTTGTTTCCTTTGAAAAGAATTTTAATTGTCCATAATCATTTGTATCATTTTCTAATACAGAATCATGTTTTAATATCAATCCATCATTTGGAATATCACCACTTACCCACATATTCATCATATCGATAATATCCATTTCAACATCACAACTCTGATATTCGTATGCTTGAGTTGCAACAGAACTCGTATACCACGTTCCACCCTTTCCGTTATACGAACCAGAAGATTCCGGTGATAATGAATCCGAACGTAACCACGCAGTTGATGTAGATAGTGAATTCCATGTCACACCATCCGTAGTTATTTCATCAAATCTAGTACCAATTCCCATTTCCCAACTTTGAGAAACAGGATATGCATATAATGTATATGATAATGGAATTTCATTTGCTTCACACTCTCTTAAAATTAATTCTGCAGAACTCATTGTAATCTCACCCGAATATAATGATGCGGATAATTGAGTTGTATCAAATTTAATCAAAGAATGTGATATATCTTTTAAGTTTCCATAATAAGTTTTAGAAACTTCTAATATCTCATCCAACCCAGTATTTTGATTAGGTTGTTGTAAATAAATCGATGCATCTTTTGATGCTGTTAAAAAATATATCATTATACTACTCTCCCTTTAATATCTTTATTTGGATATTTAACTTCAAAAACCGATGGGTCTACCGATGGATATACCATTTTACCCTTTGTTGCTGATGATATATTATATGAGTTCTTTGAATAATTACCCAAACATTTATTTACAATATCACACTTCGGAACTGATTGAACTCCTTCAATACCTGCGATTAATAATTCAATTTCGGAAATATTGATTGGCATATTGAATGTCCAATTATCTATATTAAAATAATTTTGAAGTTCGGTAATACATTTTGTTAAAACTTCTCTTTTGTTATATCCACCATAAACTCTGATTTCAAAATCTACTCCGATGTTGATTACAAATCCATCTAATAAATTCACACCATCAGTTAATAAACGATATTCACTTAAATAAGTTTTTAAGTTTTGTTTAACTGCTTTATTAAGTGGTATAACATTTTTGTTTGAATCATAACCCAATACATACAAATTAATTGCAAACGGATTATTTTTTTCATTTAAATTGTTTTTCTTACCAATTAAGAATTTATTTATACTATCCTTAATTTCCATTTCAGATTTACCTTGCATTGATTGAACCAATTGTGTAAATTCAGAAAGTGTATCTGGATTTGAAAGAATTGATGAAGGTGAATTATTATCCAACTCTCCATCAGGTGCACAATATGCTTTTGCAATGCCACCATACTTTGCAGGTAGCGATAAAGCTCTTACTTGATAATCTTTACGAGTCACTGCACGATTTTGAGAACCAAAGTTTGCCAATGCATTTTCTCTAATTTCTTCAATCGTCTCTTCACCTCTACCACCTGTTGCCGGAATTTCATTTGATACCGCAACCGATGATTTTGCTTGTTTGTATAATCTTAAATCATTTGTATTAAACGCGGTTATATCATCATCAAATTCTACTCTATCGATTGTAGTTAAATCTCCCGCAGGAACGTTTGAATTTATACCACCCCCAACTAAATATGAAAATGTAATAGTAGTGTTCGATGGTGCCTGACCGTATGTTGTTGTTTTTAAGAAATTTGCAGGGTCAAATGATGCACCCAATTTATCAATTGATGATTTTAAACCCAATCCAACATTTTTAAAATTTGGTATAAGAGTTTCATCCGATGATGCGGAATTACCTCCACCAAAAACAATTGTTGTAGTATTATCTGAATTTATTTTCGTAACGAATCTACGTGATGTTTTTGTTAATTTTAAAACACTTGATACTGAATCTTTAAATTCAACTAAATCCTTATCAGTTTGTTCCGATATTGGGTAATCTACAAAAACCATTTCTTGTGCAAGATATGGAACTTCATACCATTTATTACCATTTGAATCTTTAACATCGTAAATTTGAATAACATCTGTGTCTGCAATATCAATTTTTGAAAATTGCTGAGATGCACCAAAATCAACTGATTGTGTTCTTAAAGTAGCAGAAATAGCATTTACTTGTTTCTTTACTAAATATAATGACGGTTCGCCAGTGTTCTCATCCTTTGTGTATATGGTGATTTCACGAGTAGTATCATCATTAAAATCAACCATTTCAGTTGTTCTAAATTTAATATCATCTCTACCAGAAACAATCATCCCTTCTTTTATTCTTAAATAATAATCATTATCTGGTCTGTTTGTATCACCACTTCCAATTGCAGGAACTAATTGATACACCGATAATGTTGTTATTGCAGGTGATGTTATTTTTGGTTTGTATCCTAAATATTGTGCAAGAGCAAGAACGTTCTCTTTATCTTCTGCATATAACATTAAGGATTCTTTTAATGTATCATCTGTATAGTATGAAAGAACGTCACCAACATATGATGCCATTTCTATAAACATCATACCAGGAGATGATTCGTTAAAATCTGAATATGTTTTTGGAAAATATGTTTTGGCATATTCAATTAAGTTTTCTCTAAATTTAGAAAAATCTTTATTAAGATACTTTATATCTCTTCCTTGATTTGATTTCTTTGTAATTGAATTCAGTGCCATTGTATTATCCTTGTACCGTAAATGTTATTTGTTGTGTTTCTATTTGATTACCGACCGTAAATTGTATTGTCATATGTGCAGTGTTTCTATCTTTCATCGCATCTGTCATTTCAATATCAATTTCTTCTATATTAATATATGGTAGCCAATAGTTTACATTGCTAGTTATTGTTTCTTGTAATTTGGTTTCAAATGATGAATCCATTGGTTCGAATAAAAGTGAGTGTAATCCTGTCCCAAAATTTGGTTGCATGATTCTTTCACCTTTTTTTGTCATCAATAAATTTCTTAAATTAGATTTTGCTTGTTCAAACGAAGAAAACGCTTGTGAAAAGTAACCAGTATTACCTTTCTGAACTGGCAAAGTAATTCCGTATGCGAAATCATTAAATTCTTTCGTATCCTTTACTACTTTTTTATCTAATACATAAGCCATAATTATTTACCTCCACATTTGCATTTATCACAACCTTTACCTGATTTCCATCTTTGTATTTTATTAGGTATAGAATATCCACTCCATACACAAGTTATAATTAATACAAATATGACTTCACCCGGTATATACATTATCTTTTAAATTTCTTAACTAATTCTGAATTATCTCTATTAAGAATTCTATCTAAACCTGCAAGACCAGTTGTGACACCCAATCCTCCACTTTTAGTAGAACCACCCATATCACCATAACCCATTTTAGCTGCCATTTGTGCTCTCATTGCTTCCATTCCACCTGCTCCTAATGAAGAACCCATATTTAATGTTCCTTCAATATCTGGTTCAGCATCCATATAATTTGGGATGTGAGAATTTACATATGATTCTTGTATAGGTTCTGCACTTTGGAATTTATCCAAAACCGATGCACCAACCGAAGGACCTGATGCTCGTTGTGCTGAAGTGAATGGTTGTGTTTGATTTAAAATCTCATTTATTGCAGAATTTTTTGTAAAATGTTTTTGAGGTGATTGAACTACTTCTTTAGGTTGTGTTTGTCTTTCTCTCATCAACATTGCTTCTGCTAATGCAAACGGGTCCTGTTCAACTTCTTGTACTACTGAAGATGATTTTGTTTCTTGTAAAACCTTCATTCTTTTATTAACTTCTTCCTTCACTAATTTAGGAAGCTGTTTCTTAATTTCAGATTCTACAACTAATTTGATTAATTGTGCTAATTTTTTACTATCCATTTTAAATAATATTATTTTACTACTATAAATATATCTTTTGAGGATTTTGTATAGTTATGCCCACAGATTTGGATTTTCTTTTATCTTTTTCCAATATCCACAGAATTTCTTAATTCTATCATCTAATCCATTATAGCCACCATTTATTACTCTGGTGATTCGTTTTACCGATGCAGTAGTATCATCGATTGCTAAATTATTTAATTTACGAGTCTTCCAAAACCATGCTGCTGTTTCTGCTACATATTTTGATTCAACCAACATTGGGTTTGATACAACATCTTCGGAAACTCCTTTATTGAATTGAGTATAATTTGCTCTACCTGTAACTTGAATATAACCTCTACCCATAAATCTCTTCCCATCACCATCAACAACATTACCTAAATCACGTTTTCCTTCATATCGTTGTTGTGCACCGGTAGGACCCCAAATTTCTTTCTTATATTTAAAATTACCACTTTCATGTGCACATTGTGCTAAGAAATGTGCTCTTGCTAATGGAGTAGTAATTCCCCATTTTCTCATTGCGTTTATGATAGTAGTTGATGGTGTTATTATAGAACCACTGCAACCACTAATAGATTCACCATCATTTACAGATGAATTCGATTCATCCGAACCATCTTCATTACTTGAAGGGAACACCATTGGTGCATCTGGATCATATGATAAACCTGCAGATGTTGATTCTGATATACCCAATCCCGCATCGG